CATACGAATCATATCCAACGCATCTGCCTGTGACTCGTGCAAAATGTTTATTAAATTGATCGCCGAACAAAGGAAAGTGCCTGCCTGCGTCTAAACGAATTGACCAATCAATCAATCTTTGGTCTGTAGTTCTATTGTCTTGGAGGCCAAAAGCTTCCTGATATACTCGCTCTAAAGAATGAATAGCGCTTAGGCCAAGCAATTCTAAGGCAGTTCCTGAATGCTTACTTTCTGATTTGGCTACATATTTCCAAATTTCAATCACCATTGGCAGATTGATGGTGTACCCAACTCTAGTGTGATACATGACGCCATGGCACCTGACAGGCAAAAGCATCGGACTCTCGAGGGGGACAGATTTGTCCTCTAATCCGCAAGATCCCTGTAGTGGCAACAGGTTTGCGGGGGGAGCGAGCTTTGGTTCATTGCCGTCTCGTCCTACGAGAAGCCTTTTAATCCATCTTGAGTCTTTGTCTAACCCCAATGCTCTCTGTGTGCTCGATATGGATTGACGGAACTCACCGTTTTCAAGCATGTACCCCTCAAGTTCAATGGGACCAAACTTGATTGTTTTCGGGTATGCGATGACTGGCTTTTGATCGCCTGCAAGGTCTTTGAGAGTGGCCAAAACAAGGTGGCATACAACGCTGTAAGTTTTACAGCAATGCAAGAAGGTGTCAAGCCTTCTTTGGTTTTTTAAGCTTTTTCTTCTTCCGCTTAGGCTTGCTCCTTACCCTCGCAACGGTTTCGACGTAGCCGGGGGGCTCTGGCACACCCCCCTTGCGCAAAATCTCAGACCAGTTCACGCCGATACAAGACGCTCCAGCATCCCAGACTTCACGCAGAACTCAGACTTCAAGCGTCCATTGCTGCGTGGCTTTTCGACATAGCCCCACTCCTCGTCAGGAACGATCACCTCTGCTGTTGCCCAAACATGGTCACAGAGCTTGCATTGCCTGCGGCGACTGACCGCAAGTTCACTGGTATGGCGTGACTCCAGAACACTGATCCAAGACTTTCCGCATTTCGGGCACTTCATTAGAAATCGGGTTGTGTGGCGTGGAAACGTCCCCAAGCGTCCTCCCAGTGCTGCCAAGCTGTCTCTGCGTCTGAGTTGATGATGCGTGTCCGCTCTGGTCCGCAAACGACCGTAACGAGATCAGTAATCATCAACCGTGGATGCAGCGACGCCAGCATGGACTGATACGCAGCCAGCTGGCCTAGCGGGGGTTTACGGCTGGAGACTCCCTTTTTACTCGAAACCGTTTTCAGGTCGCCGAGGATCACACGGTTGTCGTCAGGATCTGTAGGACGCAGCAGAAAATCCAAGCTGCCACCGACTCGCTTGATCTTGTCGCAGATCGGGTATTCGACCGCAAGCACATCAACGCCCTTGAACAATGGCTGATCAAGCAGCGGTTCGATCCATGGTGTCCAACGATCATCAACGATGTCTGGCTCACCCAGCAGGTGACGCTCAAGCACGCGGTGCAGTGTCCTGCCTCTGATCTCCCAACCATCTGGTCCTTCCTTCGTGCGCTCTATGGCAGCACGCTGAGCAGCGGGCATATCCCATGACAGCACCGTGCTGACGTTGTACGGCAGCCACTCACCGTTAAGTCTGTATCGATGGTGGTGCCCACCGTGAAACTCCAGTCCTGGAACGGGATCTAGCAGTTGTCTCACAAATGACTTGCGTATGCGTTGCAAACGTGGCACGTTTGTCCTGCATTCGCAAGCGTTTGTGTCGCAGATCAACGTCCGAATCACCGATCAGCAGCTGCTTTGGCTGGAATCACAGGTGAGACCATTCCGTAACAAGTCAGCTGTCATCAGGGATCTCATCGATTCAAAAATACAGGGGGTTGACTTTCAAATTTCCGGCATTAGCCTAGCCACGTGCTCTGCTGGTGCGGGACCACCACAAGGTAACCTTCGCCCTCTCACAGGTAATAAGCCTTCGCTGAAGCAACCTGAGAACGAAGCTGAGATCACTGAATCGCAGCAGTTACCTCCGCACCAGACAGAGGCTGTTCCTTCTCCTGCCCAAGAACCTGACCACAAAAAAGAATATATTGTTGTTAAAAATGCAATTAAGGTCGAAAAAGCCCGTAAATCACGCGCTAAGAAGACTAAGGGCACACCAGAGTTCGAGGCATTTTGGAAGCGTTACCAAGGCTGTCGGCATCGTGCCAATGGCCAGTCCAAGCCGAAGGCGCTGGACGTTTGGTGCCAGCTCGTTCCTGACGAGCTACAACCAGACGACCTCATGCGTGCCGTTGACGGTGCCATAGCTGACATCCGCTCACGGCAGAGCATCAACGAATTTGCTTCGCCTTTGCCTGATTGCTTCAGATGGCTGCGTGACGCCTGCTACGCCGTCTACCTCGAAGACAACACGCCTGAACCAACCAAGTCATCCATGTTTCTTATATGAAACTTTTTGAACCAGAAGCTGCTGAACACTTCGTGTTTGCTGTTGTCCCTATGAATGCCAAGGAAGGCGCTATGGCCGATTACAAGGCCATACGCGCCGGAGACATTGAATCAGCCTTGAACCAGATGGATGGCCGCGTGCGGCCTGCTGCGCCGTACTGTGCAGGCCGTTACGACCACTTAGGCCGCTACTGCACCTACTGTCCTCCCTGTGAAGGGATCCTGCCTGGTCGCTTCATCATGCACCCGCAGGCCGATGCGGAATACAAGGCGTCACGTCCTTACTGATGAAACGTCTCTACGACCTATCGTCTGTGCGGTCCACGCTGCGCAAGGGCATCGACAAGGGCTATTGGACCTTGGAAGACCTTGACAGCCCTGCGCCTGGCAGCATTGCCAAAAACCATCGCAACCTGCTGCGTGATCAGCCTGCTGCTGAGCAAATCAAAGCAGGACCAAGCCCGCGTGATTTCACGCAACCACAGCAACCCACCTACGACTTTTGATGTCTAAGAAACTGCCTCGCGTTGAATTTGCTGTTACTCCTGAAGAGCGCAAGATGCTCGACAGCGAAGCTGAGATTATGAACTGCACGCGGCAAGAGCTGATCCGTGATCGCTTGTTTACCAAGCGTGCAGGACGCCAGACGATTGATTTAGCGATTGAAACTGTCACACGTCGCTACCAAGGCATCCCTCGTCATCAGCTTGAACCAATTGTCTGCACTGTCATTTGCGCCTTGGCTGCAGAGGGTTGACGGTATGCCACTGGTATGCCATATTGGCATTGGAGAGATCCCCTGGCACCTCATGGACTATCACAACACCATGCTCAACCTCTTTGAGCAGTTTGAAGCAACACAGGCCAAACTTGAAAAGGATAACCTTCTCAAGCTTTTAATGCCGCAATCGCCTACTTATTACGTCGAAGCTTTCCTAGACGGCAACCTCGAATGGACAGAGTGGGCTTACGACAACGACGAATTGCAGCGTTTGAAAAACGATGCAATCGACTGCGGTTTTACCTTTACCGTTGAGGAGGTCTAGTGACAGCCCTTAGCTCTCACCCCGCGACAGTCGCAAACCGCAAACGAAGGCAAGAGGCAAAAGCCAACGGCATGTGTCATACATGCTGTGTTCGACCTGTCGCACTCGATCGAGTGACTTGCCATCAATGTTTAACTCACACCAGTATTCAAAATTATTTTAAGCACGGACGGGGCCCGGCTTCAGTGCATGGCACTTGCTTTGTTGAGGGCTACAGCCCTGAATGGATGGGTGCCATGTTTGACAAGTTCAATGGCCGTTGCTTCTACACTAACGCCATCATTGAAATTGGCGGAGAAGAAACAGCAGCAATTACGTTGGACATCCCTAGGCGCTTAGTTGCTGTTTACGGCGAAGCCAAGGTGATTCATCACGAAAACCTTGTTTGGTGCCACCGTGCTGTTAAGCGATTCAAGGGTCAGCTGACCGGAGACGATTTTAAGCGGCTTTGGAAAGACCTAACCTTTGATCAGGGCAACAGCTCCTAGTTACACGTCGGGGAGCCTGATGCCTGCTGGTAACAGGCTGAAAGCTATACAACACCTTTGAACGAGCAAGGAAAGGCAGGGCGGGCCAGTTCCGATCTATCCCCCGACATCAAAATTCAAATCATGGACACTGATTCCCTTCGCGCTCAACAGCGGCAAAATGATCTCAACGCCTTCCTGCGCTATGAACGACGCCTCGCACGCGCCTACGCCCAATCCCAAAATCCGTACCCTCCCAGATGGTTGCGTTCAAGTTATGGTCGGCGAATTCAAGGCCACCGTCTCATCGATGCACCTCGTTGAAGACAAAGTGGTACGACTTACCGACTACTGGCGCAAAGCACATCACCGCACCCGCATCTAAGCTACCCTTGTCCTAAACCCCTGTTACTTTCAGGGCATGGCAAAAAAATCAACCCACGTAGAAATCAAAGAACGGGTGAATACGTGCTACCAGTTATTGCTGGAGTCGCATTCACGCTTTGAAATCGTGCAATATGCCGCGAAAGAGTGGGGCGTGCAACCGCGTCAAGCCGATGAATACTTGGCACGCGCAAGACAGCTCATCGCTGCAGACTCAGACATCAAGCGTGAAGAATGGCTGGCCTCTGCTGTGTCTCGACTTGTCCAATACGAAAAACGCGCTGGTCGTAACGACAATTTGATGGTCGCCATGAAAGCTTTGGAGACGCAAGCCAAGCTTCTGCAGTTCGACATCTAATGTCGTTATTGGCTGGGCTGACAGAGCCAGAACCGTTGCTGGCATTCGCTACGCCACCGACTCAAGAGGGCGCAACTGAACTGGTTGAGCGAATTAAAGCTGACCTGCATCCTGGTCAGCGTGCGTTTGTCGAAGATCAATCAACGCAAATCATCGGCCTGTCTGCAGGCTATGGAGCAGGCAAAACACGGGCACTCTGTGCAAAAACTTTGGCCCTTGCCATTGCTAACCAACGTTTCGTTGGCTGCGTCATGGAGCCAACAGGTCCATTGATTCGTGACATCTGGCAAAACGATTTTGAGGCATTTCTAGAGCACTACGACATCCCCTACAGTTTCAGAGCGTCACCTCTGGCGGAATACGTTTTGCACCTGCCTGGCGGTGATACGAAAATCATCTGCCGCAGCTTTGAGAACTGGTCACGGATCATCGGCTTAAACCTTGCTTGGGTGCTTGCTGATGAGATCGACACCGTGACGCCGTCGATTGCAGAAAAGGCATTCCCGAAAATTCTTGGCCGCCTCCGCTCCGGCAACGTACGTCAGTTTGGTGCCGCATCAACGCCTGAGGGCTTCCGCTGGATGTGGAACACCTTTGGCACAGAGGAGGCGCAGCAACGGCCTGACCGTAAGTTGATCAAAATGCGAACGGCAGATAATCCGCACCTGCCACAGGACTTCATAGAGCGTCTTGAGGCGAACTATGACCCCAGCCTGCTGCAGGCTTATTTGATGGGCGAGTTCACAAATCTGACGACTGGTCAGGTCTATGACCGCTTCGATCGAGCCAAGCACGTTACAACTGACGTTCCTGATGTCAGCGACGAACCTCTGCGCGTTGGCGTTGACTTCAATATTGGCAACATGTCAGCCATTATCGGTGTGCGACTTGGCAACAAGCTTTTTGTGATCGATGAGATAAGCGGTGCGCATGACACCGACGCTATGGCTCAAGAGATAGGACAACGAGCTGATGGCCGTAAGGTCTACGTCTACCCTGACGCCAGTGGTGGCAATCGCTCTACCAATGCCTCCCGCACTGACATCCAGATTCTTGAGTCATATGGTTTCAGCAATCAATCGCCAAAAGCAAATCCTCCCATCCGTGATCGGGTGGCTTCTGTTCAGGCTTTGTTGGAAAACGGCAAGGGTGAAGTGAGACTGCAGATTGCATCTCATTGCAAACGCACAATCGAATGTTTAGAGCTGCAAAGTTACACTGAGGCTGGTGACCCTGACAAGGATGCAGGATATGATCATATGAATGATGCCTTGGGTTATCTGGTCTACAGAGACTTTTCAATGCTTCATGCGCGTGCTGGTCGGTCTACTGGCATTAGGCTTTACTAAACTGCAAGCATCGGACGGGTCTTAGCTGTGTATTCAGGGTTCTCTGGGCGGCAACGTGTAGGCAACGTCACTCAGGTGTCTGACCCCAATACAGCATGGGTCAACATGGAGCCCCACTGGGAGTTGATCGAAACCATTTTAGGCGGATCGTACAAAATTCGTAAGGGCCACAGAAAGTACCTACCTCAAGAGCCGAGGGAGCAAGACATCAGCTATGACGCCAGATTGCTGCGTTCTGTTCTTGCGCCGTATTACGTCAGGCTTGAGCGGATGCTGGCGGGCATGTTGACCCGTAAACCTGTGCGTCTTGATGACGTGCCGGACGTTATCCGTGAGCAACTGTTTGATGTTGACTTACAAGGCAATGATCTACAGACATGGTTGTTTTCAGTTAGCAGGATTTGCATACGATATGGGCATGTCGGAGTTCTTGTTGACGCACCCGCTGCTGGTCAGAATGGTCGTCCTTACTGGGTGACATACACACCACGAGATATTTTGGGTTGGCGCACTGAGCTTAAAGACGGAAAACAAGAGCTAACCCAGCTTCGTCTGATGGAAAAGATTGTTGTTCCTGATGGTTTATACGGTGAAAAACAGGTTGAGCAAGTAAGAGTGTTGACCCCTGGTGCATTTGAGATCCATCAGAAAGATAAAAAAGGCGATTTTGTTATCGTTGACGAGGGCCGCACAAGCTTGAACGAGATTCCGTTCAGTGTTGCCTACTCAAACCGCATTGGTGTGCTGGAGTCGTTGCCGCCGTTGGCTGATATTGCAGAGCTAAACCTGCAGCACTATCAAGTGCAGTCTGATTTAAGCAATCAGTTGCACATCTCTGCTGTTCCGATGCTCGCTCTGTTTGGCTTTCCTGCAGCAGCAGAAGAGATCAGCGCAGGCCCTGGCGAAGCAATGGCCTTGCCGGAGGGCAGCGATGCACGCTACATAGAACCGGCTGGTAACAGCTACGACGCGCAATTTAGACAGCTTGATCGCATTGCTGAGCAGATCAATGCCTTGGGCTTGGCCAGCATCCTTGGCAGCAAGTTATCTGCTGAAACGGCAGAGGCTAAACGCATCGACCGCAGCCAAGGTGACAGCACAATGATGGTTGTCGCGCAGCAGATGCAAGACATGATCGACAACTGCCTGCGTTTCCATGCTGAGTACATGCAGGAACGCATGGCAGGCAGCAGTTTGGTCAATCGCGATTTTATGGGCATCAGGCTTGAGCCGCAGGAGATCCAAGCGTTGTTGCAGCTTTACACTGCAGGCACGATCACACAAGAAACACTGTTGCTACAGCTTGAAGCTGGCGAGGTGCTTGGTGACGACTTTGATGTTGAGCAGGAGATTGAGGCCACACAGGCTGGTGGTTTGATCGAAATGAATCAGCCCGAGCCGAGACAGCAGCAGGCAGAAGACGTCACAATGCCAGAAGCGGCACCGGAGCAGTCTGATGAACTGGATTGATAGGTTGCGCAGAGGTGAGCCATCTGATCAAGACAGTCAGCTTTTGTATTACGTGCGCAGTGAGCTGCTTAGTCAGTATTTTGCTGTCGTTCGCGTTACATGGTTTGACACCAAAGGTATTTGCTGCATTAGTGAAACACGTATAGAAAAACGCGAGATAGATGTAATAGCTGAGTTTTCTGAGGTTGTAAGTATGGCTTTGCGTGCTGGGTCAAACGTTTCTGTTATTTGTGCAGAAGATCCTGTGTCCTTGGGTATTTATGACACATGACAACACCTGCGGAGCTTTACAAAAATGCAATCGATCTTAATCGATTTAGCAATAGTGTCGCGAGGCGAATTGTTCGCACATATAACGATCTTATTGTGGACGCTATTGAGCGTTTGGCTGCTACTGGTGCTGATCCGACAGCTACGCAAGCTGCACGGTTACGGGCGATTCTGGCGCAACTAAAAGGATCGTTAGACGGCTGGGCAGGTACTGCAACCGCATTGTCTGTTGAAGAGTTTCAAGGCTTAGTCGAGCTGCAAACAAGGTTTGTGACCAATGTGTTGGATGGTGAGTTGCCTGATGATTTGCTGTTGCAGGTGCGGAGCGTGCAGATCAGTCCGCAGTTTGCGCAGGCTGTAGCAACTATCGACCCGACGACTTATAACATTGTTACGTTAAGTGACGATCTTGGTGCTGCGGTTACAGGTACGCCAAGGCCATTTGAGCTAGAGATTGGTGATGGGACGACCATCACGCTGCCCAACGGTGCAACGCTGCAAAAGTCATTTAGTCGCTTGGCTGGTCAGCAGGCTGAAGTGTTTACTAAAGAGGTTCGGAACGGATTGATTCTTGGTGAATCGTCAGACAAGATCGCTAGGCGCTTGCGTCGTCAGCTAATTGCTGTGCCAAACAATCAAATTAGGACCATGGTGCGGACTAGCGTCAATCAAGTTGCCAACGCTGCTAGCCAAGCGGTTTACAGTCAGAACCAAGAGATCACCAAGCGTTATAGGTACATCGCAACGCTTGATAGCAGAACATCTGCCATCTGTCGTGCTTTAGACGGTCGAACGTTTAAGTACAACGAAGGGCCAACGCCACCGCAGCATTTCAACTGTCGGTCAACCACTGTCCCGATTGTTGATTACAAAGGCTTGGGCATCCCACGACCAGAGCCTGGTAAGCGTCGTAGTTCTGGCGGGCTTGTCCCTGCAGACCAAACTTATGGTCAATGGCTTTCTGAGCAAAGCGCGGAAGTAAAAAACGATGTGCTCGGCGCAAGCAAAGTGCCGTACTTCAACATGCTGTCGGAAAAGTATGGCCCATCAGCGGCCATTAGAAAATTTGTATCGACTGATGGCACCGAGGTGACGTTGCAGGAACTGCAGAGGCGTTATCCTAAGGTCAAGCGTTCCTGAGTTTCTATGCCAGGTCATTACGGACACGGTAGGAAGAAAAAACCCATCGGTAAGAAAAAGCCCAAGAACAAGAAAAAGAAGTAATGGCCAGGAAGCAGCGGCGAGTACCAAAGGACAAGGCCACTGGTCTGCCCAGTAAGTACCTGTCGGGTGCGAAGAATCGTGCTGCAAAAGCGCGTGAGATTAAAAGAACTGCTGACGCTTACAAGCGCGGTGAGTTCATTGACATCAAAGCTGTTTCCAAATCAAGGACCAAACAGGATGGCACCAAAAGCAAAACCACTAAGCGAGGCAACAAAAGCCGCGCTAAGAAAAAAGGCTGAAGGCACTCGCTTCACCTATGGACAGCTGGCTGCTGTGTACCGTCGTGGTCAAGGTGCATATCTGTCGAGCGGATCGCGCAATGTGCCAATGGCTGCATGGGCAATGGGCCGGGTCAACAGTTTTGTTTCGGGCAAAGGCGGAGCCCGTAAGGCAGATGCTGATCTTTTGAAAAAGAAGAAGAAGTGATGGCCAAGAAAAAAGATCCACGCTTAGAACGCTATGGCCTTTCGGGTTTTAACAAGCCGAAACGGACACCAGGCCATTCAAAGAAAAGTCACGTCGTTTTGGCGAAGGAGGGTGATCGGGTCAAGCTCATTCGTTTTGGTCAGCAGGGCGCTAAGACGAAGCCACCTCGCAAGGGAGAGTCGCAGGCTGATAAGGACAAGCGTGCGTCGTTTAAGGCGCGTCACGCGAAAAATATTGCTAAGGGCAAAATGAGTGCGGCTTTCTGGGCAAACAAAACTAAATGGAGCTGATAAGCTGTACTTGTATTTTAGCCTGTGGCTAATTCATGTCTGAAGAAATCACTGCTCCTGTGGAGCAATCTGTTGATACCAAGCAACTTCAAGTTGAACTCGAAGCAATGAGGCGCAAAAACGCTGAATTGCTGGACGAGTACAAAAAAGCAAAGCAAGACGGTAAAGCTGTTCCTGAAGGCGTTGATGTTCAAGAACTGCTTGACTTTAAGCGCAACGTTGAACAGAGCAAACTTGAATCAGAAGGCAAGTACACTGAGGCTCGTCAAGCTCTTGAGCAGCAGTATCGCGAGGCAACTGCTGAAAAAGATAAGCGCATTGCTGAGCTTGAAGCACGCGTCCGTGAGCTTGAGCTAATCGCACCTGCGAACACAGCATTGGCCGACGTGGTGCATGATCCAAGCATTGTATTCAAGGCTGGCCTGCTGAATTCCAATCAGATCGAGCGCGAAGCTGACGGCACTGTCGTTGTGGTCAACGGTTACGAGCGTAAGCCGATTGGCGACTGGGCCAAAACGTTGCCGAGCTACATGCAGAAAGCGCCTAAGCCACAAGGCAGCGGTGCGCCTGCTGGTCGTAGTGCTGGTGGCGACATCCCGCCTGGCACTAAGAACCCATTTTCTAAAGATACGTTCAACCTCACCGAGCAATCGCGCCTGTTCAAAACAGACCGTGACTTGTATGAAAGGTTGAAAGCTGCCGCGAACCGTTAATATGCTGAATAAGGCAAGGCTGTGCTGCGCTGAATAAGGGCTGTGCCCACACCGTAAACACCAATTTTTTGAGGATCTGTCATGGCGACTCTTCGCTCTGACATCATCATCCCCGAGGTATTTACGCCTTACGTCATTGAGCAAACAACTCAGCGTGATGCCTTTTTGGCTAGCGGTGTGGTGCAGCCCATGGCGGAGCTAAATGCTTCCCAAGATGGTGGTGACTTTGTCCAAGTGCCTTTTTACAAGGCAAACCTGTCAGGCGATTTTGAGCGTCTGACGGATAGCTCTTCCCTGACCCCAGGCAAGATCACCGCAGACAAGCAGGTTGCTGCCGTGCTCCACAGAGGACGGGCCTTCGAATCACGCGATCTGGCTGCACTTGCTGCAGGCTCTGATCCCATGGCTGCCATTGGTTCTAAGGTTGCTGACTACATTGCCAACCAGCGTCAGAAAGATCTTCTTTCTTGCGTTGCTGGTGTGTTCGGCGCTGTTGAGGACACCACAGGTGCTGCTTTTGCTGGTCTGGCTGTTGATGGCCTGACTTCTGACACTCCGACTGAACTTGGTCCTCGTCAGATTGTTGAGGCCAAGTCTTTGCTGGGTGATCAAGGCGAGAAACTCGCTGTGATCGCAATGCATCCAAAAGTCTATTACTCGTTGATGGAACGTCGTGCAATCGACTTCATTTACGACAACAACGGTCAACCTGACACTGGTGCAACTGACGGTTCTACCGCTCAGGCATTCGGCAACGTGAACGTTCCGACCTTTATGGGTCTGCGCGTTGTGGTTTCAGCCGATCTGCAAACCAACGGTGCTGCTCCAAACACTGAGTACGCCACCTACCTGTTCACTCAAGGTGCTATTGGCTCCGGTGAGCAACTCGGTCTCCAAACTGAGACCGATCGCGACATTCTCGCTAAAAGCGATGCTATGTCGATCGATCTGCACTATGTGTATCACCCGATCGGTTCTAAGTTCTCGACTGCTGTCTCTAACCCCACGCGGGCACAACTTGAGACCGTAGGCAACTGGACCAAGGTTTATGAGACGAACAACATCGGGATTGTTCGGATCACAAACACCAGCAACCTTGACTGAGGGTAATTACCATGGCATCTCTTTTTGAAGTTACCGCTGGTAAGGCAATCGGATACGTTTCCGGTTCTGCCGTTACCCAAGCCACCAGTAAGTCGACTGGTGTCACCATCAACGCCGCTGCTGGCGCAATCACCTCCCACAACGCAAGTTTGGCTGGTGATGCCAATGTCACTTTTACTGTGACCAACAGCGAAGTTGCAGCCACTGACGTGGTGATGGTGTCTGTTAAGTCAGGCGCTAGCACTGGTCTTTATGCAGCTTTTGTTTCGGCAACTGCTGCTGGCAGTTTCAACGTCACCCTGGAAAACGTCGGCTCCACCGCTGGCGAAGTTGTGGTGATTAACTTTGCCGTCATCAAGGCCGCTGCGTCCTGATGGGGTTATTCGCTTTCCGGCGAATGAAGGAACGTGAGGCTGCTGCGCAAGCGGCGGCCTCCGCTCCCGAAAAGCCAACAAAAAAGACTTCTACTGTGAAGCCCGATGGCAGTAACAATCAACGCAACAGCGGGCGACGCAAACGCCAACAGCTACATCACGCTGACTGACGCCAACACGTTGGTTGATGCAATGATTTCTAGCGCCGATGTTCAGAAGTGGACAACGGGCAATACGGACAGTCGTCATCGTGCATTAGCAGCAGCGACGCAACGACTTGATCGTGAACGATTTTTAGGCGCACGCGCCACTGATACGCAGGCATTGCAGTGGCCACGTACTGGCGTGCGAAAGCCTGACACCTACGTCAACACCTACGCGACTGGCTTTCCTTTTCGGATCTCTGAAGATTATTTTACGGACACTGAAATTCCTGATCAGGTCAAGCGTGCGCAAGTAGAGCTTGCGGTTTACTTGCACAACAACGTTGACGGCATCAGCCTAAGCGGGCTTGAAGATTTCAAAAATGTCAAAATTGGCAACCTTGATGTCACGCCTGACAAGAGCGGTGCCGTCGGTGCGGATCGTGTGCCACCAATGTTTGAAAGGTACTTGACAGGGCTTAGAATCAGTGGACCAGGCAACATCGCTATCCGCAGGAGCTGACCATGGGTTACGGATCCGGCTATGAGCCGACAAAGGCGAGGCTCATTACAAATACCGCAGCTCAAACCGGTCGGTTTGTGAAAATCATGGCCTTGACGGATTCTGTGATTGCGTCGATGACTTCCCATGCGATTACGGAAAACGGCGTTGCATCTATAACCAATGTTCCTTTTGACACATCAGCTTGTATTGAGGGAATCGAGATTACGAGCATCACGTTGGCTAGCGGTGCCGTCGTCGCTTACGAAGCCTGATGTTGTTAGCCAAGTCGCTGGAGAACGTAGCCGGTAAGGTCATCGCCAAGTTTGGCGGTGATGTTACGATTCGCTACGTTACGGCAGGCGACTACGATACGACCACTGGCACGATTCCTGACTTTTCAATAACCATTGAAAATCATGACGTGAAAGGTTTGCTGGAGGATGTCAACACGCGTGAAGTCAATGAGCTGATCCAAGCTGGCGACAAGCGTTTGACGGTTGCGGCAAAAGATTTACCATCAGTGCCAGAGACAAAGGATCGAGTGATTAT